GGCAATACCGGGCACGGCCAAGGCCATGCCCCGAAGCCCGGCGCCGATCCGGCCGAGGGTCCCGAGCGACTGCCCGCCCATACCGGCCAGGGCCGTCTGCAGCCCGATCATTTCCGTTGCAGCAATTCTTGCGCCGATTGCCCTTCGCCCGATGGTGTTGAAGCCCAGAGAGAGGAGACTGAGCGCCCCACCGCGGCCGAGAAGGCCGACAAAGGACAGCGCCGCTGTCGCCGCCTTGAAGGCGATGATGGCTGCCGTTGCCGTCACGACAGCGGCAGTGATTTCGGGATGTGCCGCCATGAACTGCGTGAGCTTGTCGATCGCGGGCGTGATCGTTGCAATGAGGCTCGAGAGTACCGGGATAATGGCGTTGCCGATGGTGATCTTGAGATTGGTCAGGAGATTGTTGAAACGCTGGAGCGTACTGCCAAACGTCCTGTTGCGGTTTTCGAACTCCCTGAAGGAGGAGCCGGCATAATCCGCCTCGTTGGCGATCAGACCGAGGGAAGAGCGGACGAGATCGAGATTGGTCAGAAGCGGCCCGAGGGCGCGGGCCTCGTTGCCGAAGAGCTGACTGGCGATCACCGCCTGTTGCTCCTTTGGCAGTTGCGCCAGGCGTTCGAGAACGTCGGTCGTGGTTGCGACCGCATCCTCCTGCATGCGCTTTGCAACGGCGATCGCGTCGAGACCAAGAGCGGAAAATGCCTCCCTCTGCGCCTTGGTTGCGGCCGTGCCGCGGGTGAGCGCCAGCCCCATGTTGCGAAAAGATGTGGCGGCGACCTCGCTCTGCGCGCCGGCGGCGATCATCGCCGAGGCAAAGGCAGATGTCTGTTCGGCGGTGAAGCCGAACATCCTGGCCTGCGCCCCGACACGGCGGACGACATCGAGGATTTCGGCGGCAGAAGAAGCCTGCGCGTTCGACAGATGGTTCATGGCGTCCGACAGGCGCACCGTCTCGTCGATCGACAGGCCGAGTCCCGTCATCATCTTGGCCATGGCGGATCCGGCCTCGTCGGCGGAGATGTCGAAGGCGACGCCGATCCTGGCGGCGGCATCGGTAAAGCGAACGAGGTCATCTCCGGCAATCCCGGCTTGGCCGGCAGCCGCGGCGATCTCCGCCAGCCCGTTGACGGTAAGCGGAATATCCCGCGACAGCGCCATCAGGCCCGCCTGAAAGTCCTGGAAAGCCCGAGGCGTCGGGAAATCGACGACCTTGCGCACATCGGCCATGGCGCTCTCGAATGCAATCGCTTGCCTGACGGGCGAAGCGATCGCCGCGCGCAGCGCATAGAAACCAGCAACCGCATCGGCGAGCCCAAGTCGCGCCTTCGCTAAAGCCCGATTGTTGCGGGTAATTGCGGCATCGAGCCGGTCACCGAACCCGATCCGCTGATTGTTGGCGTCCCGGATCGTGCTGGAAATTCCGAGAAGGCCAGCGGAAACCCGCCGCGCCGGCGCCGTGACCCGGTCGAGCAGTTCGACGACGAGCTGGGAGGTGAGCACGGCCATGTTGCGTCAGCTCCCCTTGTTCAGGCCGGCGATCCGCCTTGCCTGGTCATGCCAGGCAAGCACGTCATGCCAGTCCATATCGTCGAAACAGGTGATCGGCGTGGCGAGCGTATGGGCGATATCGGCGATCACGCCACGCCAGTTTCCGGCGCCACGCCCTTGCCGAAAAAACCCGCGATCGCCTCGGACACTTTCGTGAAGTCGGCGGCATCGAGCTCCTCGATCGCTTCCGCGGGAATCCCGGTCAGAAGGGCCACCATGGCTGCGCCCTGATCGAGCTGGCCGGGCTTTGTCGTCGCGGTTTCTTCCATGATTCGGAGATCCCGCACCTTGGGGCGGCGGAGCGACAGTTCCGTGATCTTCTGGCCCTGCCACTCGACGGGCTCAGTCAGGCGAATACTGATCGGTTTCGACACGGAATTCTCCATCAGCCGGTGGTGGGCAGGCGCAGGATGCGGCGTTCGTCATCGACTTCGGACGATCCGTCGAGCCGCCAGTCGCTGGAGAAGAAGTCCCAGTAGAGCTTTTCTTCCTCGCCGAACCAGAGCTCGTAATGCATGACCTCGTTGATGGAATAGTCGTGACCCATCATCTCGCCGCGCTTGAAGGCTTCGGGTTCGATCCTGCCGAGGCGGCCCTCGATGATGGCCTTCGCCTCATGGGCGACACCGGTGCGCTTGTCGCGGACGACACCATAGGCAGTGAAGATCTTTGCATCGCGAGCCCCGAGCCCGAAGCGGGTCAGGAGATCCGGGTCCCAGCCGGCGAGCTTGAAGCTTGGTTCGAGCTTGCTGATGCCGACCGCCACCTCGATCTGAACCCGTGAGCCGCCGGCGTGATGGTCCTGGTAGATTTCCTGGAGGGTCGGCAGTTGTAGCTCGTTGAGCGTCAGGTGCTTGGAAGCGGTCGGGTCGTGATCGCCGCAAAAAAGGTTGGCGGCCTCCATGACAAAGATTGTGCTCATGATGGGATTTCCTGATTAGCCGGTGACCGCGCCGACCTGGGCGAGCAGGTCGTCGAGGAGCGCATCAAGCGCGGGGCGATAGCGGGCGGACTGGATACCGAGGTAACGCAGCACCGGCGCCTCCTCGGCGGCAAAATTAACGGTGAAACGGCCCTGACGCAGCTCTTCGGGCGTGTTCTGGTTACGGGTGAATTTCACCTCGAAGCCGAGAATGTCGCCATCGGCCTTGAGATCGCGGAGCGCGATCGTCATGGTGTTGAGGACCGCCTGTATGGTCTGGCCCGTGATATTGAAGCGGCCGAGATAGAAGCGCAGCGTCCTGAGCAGCATCAAATGAATGAAATCACGGCCGCGGGTGACGTTGTAAAAACGCCAGAGATCATCCTCGCCGGCATTGTCGGCGCCGACAAAGACAAAGCCGCCCGACGCGATCGCGGTTTCGACGCCCATCTCACCGCGAAGGAGAACGCCGATATTGGCGCCAAGCAGCCGCTGGCCTTCGGTTGCCCCATCGGTGAGCGAGAAGTTGATCGGCCGGGATGGGCCGATGATTCCCTGCACAGACTGGTTTGCCCAGGAATGGAACGGCCGGCCCTGCTTTTCGTGGTCGCGACGGACCGCGACGCCGATGACGGCGGGCGACAGCGGCACAACGGTTTCAAGCGTTCCAACGAGGATCCTGGCCGCCGGATCGACCGGGATCAGCCGATCCGAAGAGATGGTCTCGCGCCAGTCAATCGCGTCCTGTTCGGTCGTGGCAGGTCCGTCGACGACGGCGTGGGCGAGAAGCCTGGTGCAGATCGCCGGCAGGGCCGCGCAAACCGCATTGGCATTGGCGCCCGAGCGCTGGCTGGTAAAGCCGGGGGCAGCCAGGAGCCGCGGGATGACGCCGAGAACCGGACCGGCTTCGATGAAGGCAGACAGCCCCGTCGCAATGCCGTCGCCGACGATATTGGCAATCGTCTCGTCGGCGTCGACGCCCTCGTCGACACGCACAACCACCATTTTGGCCGCCACCTGAAACGCGCCAAGCTGGGCGTTGATGAGGCTGAGTGCGTCCTTCAGCGTCCCCGCACTTCCAAGCGCCGTCAGCTTTGCTGCATCGTCGGAATACATGAAGACCGGGATATCGATGGGAAAGATGTCGACATCGGCGTCGGGCGCTATGCCGATCAGCCCCACGACCGACATGTCGCTCCACACGGCGGGCCGCGGCTCATTGTCGATTCGCGTAAGTGAAATCCCGAAGGTCGGGTCGGTCATGGCAAATCTCCTGCTCGTGGCGGGAGCGCCCGCCGTCAGTTAGCCATAGGTGCGCGCCGCCGAAAGCGGGCGCACGAGGAAAGAAGTCTTTTAGGATTGCGTCTCAAGCGCCGAAGAATGGGCGCAAAATCACGAATTATCTCAAAGAAACGCCCACAATTACGGAACTACCGGACCCACCAGAAACGCTAATTTCGTCGGAAAGCCCCAGATCGTATGCTCCTGAGTTTCTATTGTCTTCGTTGGCGCTGTCGAAAATTTCCGTGGCGTTGACCCAAGTTTGAGAGGACCCTGTTCGACGAGACATTGCTGCGAGCCGGATGCCGCCAGCGTCGGGCATAGTCAACGCAGCGAGCGCGAGTGTCCCGCTATCGTCATCCACGTCGACTGCCTCCATGCTGGCCAGATTGTCCAGAGACAGGGCGACGAAAGCCATATTGTAGAAATAGCCCGTAGTCGTGATATTCAAAGTGCTGCTCGGTATGGAGCCCTCGGCAATGAAAATTGCGGCGGCGGAATTGTCGGCACCGCTGCCTGATCGCTGTCTATGCAATCTAGTGAACGGAACACCGTTCCAAGTAACCGTGTCTATGTAGTTTCCCTCTGTCCCCCCGAAAGCCATCACGACCGTAAAAGGTCCGGCAGAGCTTTTGCTACCAAAGTTATAACCGCCAGAAGTGGAGCTTGTCGAAGAGCCGCTGCCATCCACGGACACCGTAACATCGGCCAGCGGACTGCCCCATCCAAACGGAGGAACAAAGAATAGCGCCGCCTGCGCTTCCTTCCGGGTCATCCTCTTCGTCTTGATGAGGTCGGCTATAATCGCCCGCCGTTCTTGGCGAGATACAGGGACAAAAGCGCCCGGCCGAAGAAGGGAATGTTCGGCCGGGCGAATGATCGCCGGCGTCGGGAAGATAATCGGGGGCGGCCCGGCGTCGATCATTGGCCGTCTTCCGGGGCGAGGATCACGGCCGGGTCAGCGCCGATCGCCCGCACAAGCCCAATCGCGTCGGGGTCGTCGCAATAGACTTCCGGGCGATCCGGCGCGAACCAGCGCGCGAAAGAAGCCGGATTCGACGTCAGCGCCGCATAAGCGGCGTCGATTTTGTCGGTTTCGATAAGCCGTCCCTGGACGACGCTCTTGCGGACGGCCGGCCGCGGCGGCGGCGGGGCATCCTCATAATCGCGCTCGATCCTGGGAAGGTCGTCACGATCCGTAACGATCCGATCAAGACTAGGGCGTGTCGTCATTTAGGGGATTCGCAAATCAGGTAATGCATGATTCATAGAGAGCCTTCTTTTGTGGAGG